GCGGAAGGCGAATCCGAACCTCGGCGTGAGCGTGAAGCTCGATGACCTGCGGGTGCGGTGCAAGCGTGCCCAGGACATGCCGAGCGAGGAGAACACCTTCCGGCGGCTGCACCTGAACCAGTGGACGGAGCAGGACACGCGGTGGCTGCGGATGGAGCACTGGGCCCAAGGGAACAAGCCGTGTCCCATCATGCTCGACGGCCGGGAGTGTTTCGCGGGCCTTGATCTCGCCAGCACGTTCGACACGACCTGTTTCTGCCTGCTGTTCCAGCTGGACGACGGCACCTTCTGGGTGGAGCCGCATTTCTGGATTCCAGAGACGAACATGCGGGACCGGGTCAAGCGGGACCGGGTTCCCTATGACCAGTGGGCGAAGGAAGGCCGGCTGCACCTGACGCACGGCAACGTGACCGACTTCGACCAGGTGCGGGCCGACATCATGACCCTGACGAAGAAATACAACGTCCGCCAGGTGGCAATCGACCGCTGGAACGCGACCCAGCTGGCGACGCAACTGCAAGGCGATGGCGTGAATGTCTTAGGTTTTGGGCAGGGCTACGGCTCGATGAGTTCGCCCGCTAAGCAACTCGAGGCCCTGGTCGTGGGCGGCAAGCTGCTCCACGGCGGGCATCCCGTCTTGGCGTGGCAGGCGTCGAACGTGGCGATTCAGCAGGACCACGCCGGAAACATCAAGCCCAGCAAGGCGAAGAGCAACGAGCGAATCGACGGCATCGTGGCGCTGACGATGGCCCTCGGCATCCACGCGACAGCAACCGCCCCGGCACCCGAGCAGAACTGGGACATCATCACGCTATGAGCGAGAACGCCGCCGCCGACTACAAGATGTTCGACCTCCGCGGCATTGATTGGCCCGAGGTGTCGTCGAGCCGCACGCCCTCAGGCATCCGGGTCAACGCCGACAACTCGATGGCGTGCTCGGCCTACACTGCCTGCATTCGGGTCATTTCTGACGCCGTGTCGGCCCTGCCCCTGCACGTTTACGAGCGGCTCGCCGATGGCGGCAAGGCCAAGGCACCGACGCATCCGGTGTACCGGCTGCTGCACATGCAGCCGAACCCGTGGCAGACGGCGCAGGAGTTCCGGGATTGGATGACCGGCATGTACCTGCACTACGGTGCCAGCTACGCCGAGATCCGGCCAGGTGCTCGAGGTGCCGTCTCGGAGTTGTGGCCGCTGCATAGCAGCCGGATGGAAGTTGAGCGGCTGGAAGACGGCACGCTGCGGTATCTGTACCGCGAGCCCAGCGGACGCCAGACCGTCTACTCGCAGTCGCAGATATTCGCCCTGCGGTTCACGACCGAAGACGGGATTCGGGCGATCCCGACCTACAGGATTTTCCAGAACGCTATCGGCCTGGCCCAGGCGTTGGAGGCCCACGGCAGCACCTACTTCGGCAACGGTGCCCGGCCCGGCATCGTGCTGGAGAGCGACAACCCGATTCCGGTGGAGGCGGCCGAGCGGCTCCGCGAGCAGTGGGAGCGGATGCACCGGGGCGCAGATCGTGCGTTCCGCACGGCTGTGCTGCCCAACGGCGTAAAGGCCCACGAGCTCAGCGGCAGCAACGAGGCGGCCCAGTTTCTAGAGACGCGGCAGTACCAGGTCATCGAGATTTGCCGGGCGTTCCGCGTGCCGCCCCACATGATTCAAGACCTGACCCGCAGCACGTACAGCAACATCGAGGTGCAGGGCACGGAGTTCGTGCAGCACTGCCTGCTGCCGCATCTGAAGCGGTGGGAAGCCGCGATCAGCCGCGACCTCATCGTGGACGATGAGACCTTCTTCGCGGAACACTCGGTAAGCGGCCTACTCCGGGGCGACCACACCAGCCGGGCGGCGTACTACGTCTCGGCCCTGCAGAACGGGTGGATGACGGTCAACGAGATTCGGGAACTAGAGAACCTCAATCCCATCGGGCCGGAAGGCGACAAGCACTTCGTGCAACTCAACATGACCACGCTCGACAAGGTGGGCGAAGAGCCGCCTGCAGCGGAGCCGATGCCCGAGCCGCCCGTCGAGGAAGAAGACACCCCGGCCGATGAAGCCGAGGATGAAGCCGAACAGGAGGAGCAGACCGATGGAAATTGAGCGCCGCGACTTCGCCTTTGAGGACGACAACGAGCTCGTCGTGGAAAGCCGGGCCGACGGGCGGACGTCCATCGTGGGCTACGCTGCCGTCTACAACCGGCTTTCGCTCGACCTCGGCGGGTTCCGCGAGGAGATCTTGCCTGGGGCGTTCGATAAGATTCTTGGTCGCCAGCGTGGCCGGCAGGACGTCGTGGCCCTCTTCAACCACGACAGCAACATCGTCCTGGGCCGCACGTCGAGTGGGACCCTGGAGCTCTCCAGCGACGACAAGGGGCTGCGGTACGTCGTGACGCCGCCCGTCAGCCGGGGCGACGTGCTCGAGCTCATCCAGCGGCGGGACGTCCGCGGCTCGTCGTTCGCCTTTACGGTGGACCCGAAGAACGAATCATTCCGCACCGGCGAGGACGGCAAGGCCGTGCGGCAGATCCGAGAGGTGAGCGGGCTGTATGACGTTGGGCCCGTTCTGGTGCCGGCGTACCCCGCCACCTCCGCTTCTGTTGCCATGCGTTCCTACGAAGCCTGGCTGGCGTCGCAGGCCCCGGCAGGGCCCGAGGTCGTTGCGGCTGTCGCAGTCCGCTCCCTGGCCCGTGACGCCGCCGCGGCGTGGGTGCTGAGGCTCCGCAATGTCTGAAGCCCGCTGCACGTGTGGCGAGAGGTTGCGGTGCCGATCGAGCCGCCCATGCGGTGACGAGCGGCAGCGCTACCTCCGCTGCCCGCGGTGTGGCGCTCGTGCGGTGGCGTTTGTGAAAACAACACTTTCCGAGATTCGGTTCTGCAAGAGACCCACCAGGTAGTGGCACCGTGAACTCCATCGGCAATACCGCCGGCGGAGAAACCACGTGGACAACCTGAAGAAGCTGCAGGACGAGGCCGCAAAGCTGGCCGACCGGATCGACGCCGTGCGGGCGATCGAGGGCGATGCCGACAAGATCGCCGAGCGCGACCTTGAGCTCGAGACGCTGACGGCCGACGCCGCCAAGCTCGCCAAGAAGGTCGAGTTCGAGAAGTCCGTCGCCGAGTCGGCGAAGAGCCTGCGTGCGGTGGTTGACCGTTGCACCCCGGCCCCCGAGGTGCGTGCCGAAGAGCCGAAGACCCGGATCGAGGCGGTTCCGTTCTCGGGCCGTCTCCGGGCGTTCGAGAACGCCAAGGATGCCTACTCGGTGGGCATGTGGTTCAAGGCCAAGAGCGGCGACGCCGAGGCTCGCCGGTGGTGCCAGGACCACGGCGTTGAGTCTCGTGCTCAGGGCTCGACCGGCAGCACCACGGGTGCGGCCTTCGTGCCCGACGTTCTCTCCTCGACCGTCATCCGGCTCGTGGACCAGTACTCGGCCTTCGCTCAGAACGCCACCAACGTGGTGATGCCGAGCGACGTGCTGCTGTTCCCGCGTCGGACGGCTGGTGCCACGGCGTACTGGATCAACGAGAACGCTTCCATTACCGCCAGCGACCCGACCTCGAACCAGGTCACGCTGACGGCGAAGAAGGTCACGGGTGCGGTGACGATTGCGAGCGAGCTCCTGCAGGACTCCATCGTGTCGATTGCCGACTGGATCGCTGCCGAACTGGCACTGACGCTCAGCAACGCCGTCGAAGAGGCTGCGTGGAGCGGCAACCCCAGCAACGCCCCAGCGGTTGCCGGGCTCGTCACGACCCACACGGGTGGCCTGCTGGCGGCGTCTGCTGCCACCTACGCCGCCTCGCTCGTGACGGCTGCCGGCGACACGCCCGACGAAGTGACCAAGGCGAACCTGCTGGCCATGATGGCCAGGGTTCCGCAGCACTCGCGTGCGGGTGCCAAGTGGTTCTGCTCGCCGTTCTTCTTCTCGACCTGCATGCAGAACCTCGACCTTGCCCAGGGCGGTTCGGTTGGTCTGGCGGCTGGCCTGGGTCCGACCTTCCTGGGCAGCCCGGTGGTTCTCACCGACCGGCTCCCGAGCGGTGCGGACTCGACGGGTGCGATCATGGCCCTCTACGGGAACATGGCGAACTCGAGCTACTACGGCATCCGCCAGGCCATCGAGATCGCGTCCAGCGATCAGGTGAATTTCCTGTCGGACCAGACCGTGATTCGGGCAGTGGCTCGCGTCGCCATCACGCACGCGAACCTGGGCACCGACACCGTGGCTGGCCCGATGATCGGCCTGGTGGGTGCGTGAGCCTGACGGCTTGACGTGATGTGCAAACTGGGCGGGCCGCTCCACTACGGGGCGGCCCGCTCTCTTTTGGAGTCACGCATGATCGTCCGCGTGGGTGGCACAGAGGCCGACGTTCGGGTGGAAGCCATCCTGTCGATGCCTAGGCTCTCGTTTACGGCCAACCACTTCGCCTGGGCTCAGGCACTCATGCCGCTCGGCATCCGCCCCACGATGGGCACTGGTGCGTTCTGGGACCAGGTCAACACGCGGGTGATGGAGCAGTTCATCGACAAGGCGGAATATCTGCTCGCCATCGACTACGACACGTTCTTCACGAAGGAGGACGTCGAGCATCTTTTCGCAATGGCGATGACGTTTCAGTGCGACGCCCTGACGGGGCTGCAGACCAAGCGGGAGGACGGCCGCCCGATGCTGACAATCAAGGGCACGCTCGACAATCCGCCGGCAGACGGCAAGACGAGCCTGCCGATGGCATGGTTTTCGGAGCCCGTCCAGGAGGTCGACACGGCGCACTTCGGGCTCACGGTGATCTCGACGGCGGCTCTGAAGCGTTGCCGGAAGCCGTGGTTCTGGAGCAAGCCAGGGCCAGACGGCTCCTGGAACGAAGGCCGCACGGATCCCGACATCTACTGGTGGAGGAACTGGCGCGAAAGCGGGAACCGCGTCTACGTCACGCCCCGCGTGGTTCTCGGGCACGGCGAGTACGTCGTGACGTGGCCCGGCAAGGACTTGGGGAAGCCTGTTTTCCAGTGGACGACCGAATTCACCAACACCGGAAAGAAGCCCGAAACTGCATGGAGCGTGCCTCAATGACGAAACTGAAGTTCACCCGAGCCTGGCGTGGATACCGCAAGGGGCAGACGGCAGACATCCAGGGAGGGCTCGCCACCCAGCTGCTCGCCCAGCGTGTCGCCGTCGAGGACACGCAGCAGGAGCTCATCGAGACGGCAGCCATCGAGCACCAGGCCGAGACGGCCGACGCGACGCCCAGGAAACGAGGACGACCCCGTGCAGTACCGAAGCCTGACCCGAGCGACTCAGCCGGCCGTTGAGCCTGTCACGCTGGCCGAGGCGAAGGCCCACTGTCGGATCGACGGCAACTCCGACGACGCCTACGTCCAGGCCCTGGTGGCGGCAGCCCGCGAGTGGGTCGAGCAGTACCTGGACCGCTCGCTCGTCTACACGCAGTGGACGATGCGGTTCGACAGGTTCCCGCCCGACGGCACGCACGACATCGAGCTCCCACGCCCCCCGGTGGCGACGGCTGGCACGGCGACGGCAGTGGCCCTGACGTTCACCTACGAGAACGGCACCACGGCCGCCTATTCCACGGCGAGCTACCGAGTGGACCGCAACAGCACGCCAGGAGCCGTCAAAACGCTCTACGGGCAGACTTGGCCCCCGCACCTGCAGGACGACAACGCGATCAGCGTGACCTGGTGGGGCGGCTACGGGCCCAGTGGCACGGACGTTCCTGCGGCCATCCGGCACGCGATCCTGATGCTGGTGGGCATGTGGTTTGAACGCCGGATGGCGGCCGACTCGATGAGCGGCGGCGAGATCCCGTTCGGAGTGAAGTCGCTCCTCGACTCCCAGCGGTGGGGCACCTACCGATGATTGACCCCGGCAAGCTCCGCGAGCGGGTGACCGTCCAGGTTGCCAGCGGCACCACGAACGCCCTGGGCGAGACGGTGATGACCTGGTCGGACTCGTCTGCGGTTTGGGCAAGCGTGGAGGGCGTGAGCGCCCGTGAAGCGTTGATTGCCGGCCAGCAGGAGACGAGC